AGGGTCTACTAGTGTACCAGTGTTTGGTTTTAGTCCTGCTTCTGCTGCTGTTGCAGTTTCAAATTGCTGTGTACTCTGTGGAAAACCAATGCCAACCATCCAATCAAACATTTCACGATAGTTAGACAAATCTTCATTTACTAAAAACGTAATACTCAAATCTTCAAAGTCCATAGTGTCACCCATGAACGCAATAGATTTAAAACGTGTATTAATAGATGCATCACCTGTAAAACTTATGCCAGGGATATTTACGTTTGTTGTAAAATACTCTACGTTAGGTATCTTCAACAATGTAAACCTAAACTGCGTAGGACTTGCGAAGTCCATGTTAGAAGGTTGTCTTTGTAACGGATTTATTTTTGCCATAGTGTTCTTCCTTTATACTATTTATAAAGAAAAAAGGGGAGCATTTCTGCTCCCCTTGAGTTTCGGTTGTTGAAACAACTCTTATTACATGATGTTTGTAACTTGTACTCTTCTGTAATATACGTTGTCGTTGGCAGTAAGTGCGCCAGAGCGTACTGTTGCACCACCAGCAAATGGGTTTGCAGTAAGACCGTAACGAGTCTTGAAACCAATTTTAGGCTGGAAGTTGTTCTCACCCACTGCACGAACCATCTGAAGTGGAACGTATGGGCAGTAGAACAGACCTGCATCGTAAGGTGAAGTACCCTTATAACCTACAGTGTAGTACTGTTTTGCAGCACCGTTTGCAGCATATGGGTCGATAAACACTTTGTAACGTCCGTTAAGAACACCAGCGAAAGTGTTACCAGCATCGTCAACATTCAAGTTGTTGTTAAGAGCAGGTGTGTAATCAAGTACACCAGCCATTTGCAGTGCAGAAGCAACATCTGAAGAACAGATAATCATGTTACCTTTTCCTCTGCGTGTCTCTTGTGCAATTGCGTTGGCATCACGCTCAACTTGGAACATAAGTCCTTTAAACTTCTCAACACTCCAACGGCCGTTTGAATCAACGTCCATGTCGAAGATACCAGAAGTTGCAGTATCAGTCTGTGCGCCTGGCTTAGCAGTTACATAGATTGTACGGACAACTTCACGGTTGATTTCAGCAAGAATTTCAGATGACAAGATGTTTGCCAATTCTGTTTCTGCATCCAAACCATGAATTGCTTTAAGGTCTTGTGCGAGTTCCATTGTATACTCGGCTTTAAGAGCTCTTGACTTTGCTTCAACAGTCTGCTTCTCAATTGAGAATGCCATTTCAGCGAAAGCGTTGTTTGCCGCATCACCCAATGCTTCAGCAGTTGCAGTAGTCATACCACCATCAGCAGTATATGCGCCTGGCGAACCATCGTTAAGAACTGCTGGGTTAGTTTCACCGTTAGATGAAGTACCGGCAGAGCCTGGGATGTTTGTGTTTGCCGCGGCACCAGAGAATGCTGATTCTGGTTCTGCGTACTGGTTCTCAGTACCGTTCTGAGCCTTGTAACGTGATCTCATTGCAAAGATAAGTCCTGTTGGGCCAGTCATTGGCTGAACACCAGCAATATCATATGCGATAAGGTTAGGCATCGCCCGTCTTACGAGGGAGATGAGGATCGGATCCCAATTATCAACAGATGAACCTGTTGCGTTTGCTGGGGCTGCTTCGCCGAGGAAACCTCTGTCCTCATTGAGAGCTTTTTCTTGGTTTTCTAGGATTACAGTGGTGACAGCCTTACGATAAGAGTCATTGATCTCTGGAAGATCGTTGTGCTCTAGTACTGGTGCCCACTTTTCCTGTAGATGTTCTGTTTTGAACATTTTAGTTCTCCTTATTGAGTTTTCTTATAATATTTATAAAAAACTAATTTCTTAGTTTTTATTTCGCCCGCTTTACATTTGTACTGATTGCAGCCATGTAAGCGGCCATTGCACCAGTTGTATCGAAAGATTCTGAACTATCAGTTTCAGAGTCTACTGATTCAGCGACAGTTGTTGCCTTTGGAAAATAACTTTCCTTGAGCTGGTCGAGTTTTTCCTTGAAAGATTCTTCATTACTAAAATCTACTTCTTCTGCGAGAGACTTAAATTTCTCGACTTCAGTAGCAGCAAGGTCAGAAGAAACTTCTGCAAAAACACTTTCACGAACTAGAACGTCATGTGATTTTTTCATCTCAGCACTCTTTTCAATTTGTTCGTTCAGTTTTGCTTCCAATTCATCAATCTTTTCAGACTGAGTTCCTAGAAGGTCGTACTTTTCATCTGGAACGTCAATGTAATGTTCTGCGAACAAGTCTTTCAGTCCAGAGATAAAGTCCTCTGCGATTTCGCCTTTGAGTCCACGCTCAATTGCGATTTCATTTTCTTTCATCCACTCTTCTACAACATAGTTCATGTAGTTGTCGACCTTTTCAGTCAACTCATCACGCACTCTGTTTACTTCTTCAGCGACTTCTTGAACTTTATCTTCTTCAATTCTTTCGACTTCAGAGCGAAGTTTGGATTTAACAGCGGCTTCAAAAATTGTAGCAGCTTTGTCTTTGAATTCTTCAGAAAGTTCCTCATCTTTTGTGAGGGCAGAAACATCATCAGACACATCTACTGAAGCAATGCGCTCGTCAAGAGTAGATTCGTCAACTTTCACTGACTCTTCTTCTTCTTCCTTGCCCATCATCTCCATTTTATTGTACATGGCTTTGAGTTCTTTTGCTTTCATCATTTCCATCTTAGACGCCATAGCATTAAGCATTTCTGATTTAGTCATGGCTTTTTCTTCTAGTGCTTCACCGTCATGTTCAATTTCGGTTTCTGCAGCAAGAGGTTCTTTGATTTTAGTTGGTGTGTCTGCACCACCGGCATCTTTTGCACCTTTGGTTTGAGCGTCAGTCGCCTTCTTCATCTTATCTCCAGCTTTTGCTGAACCTGATTCTGCTTCTGTTGACTCTTCACCGGCACCGCCGAGGTCTTGGACTTCACCCTCTACCTTATCCATTGATTCACCTTTTGCGGCACCCTTTTTAGGGGCATCCTGAGCTGCTTCTTCAAGCTCACCCTGAACTTCCGCTTCTAGTTCCTCAATTGTCTTGTCTATTTCTGACATAGGGATTTCTCCTTGAGTTTTGTTTGTCTTACCATATTTATAATGATTAAAGTTTTGACAAGAACTTTGCAAATGCAAGGGCGGAAACATTTTCCTGTCTACGTCTTACACCTTCATTGATCTCATCTTTGATTCCAGCAATCTCGACTTCTTTGAGAATACCATTATCCCACACCCATTCATTACCTTCCATAATACCCTCAACGAAGGCCTGAGGCGCAGAAGGGTCTGCAACGATATCTGCCGCAGTTGCGAGATAGAAATCGTCTTTCACATAATTTGCACCACCTTTGTTTTCTAGTGAACCCATGCCTCTAGAAGAGACACCAAGTTTACCACCATCCTTGATTAGTGCTTTCGCAATTTCCCCCATAGGAGTAGACAACAATTTTGCCTCACCAACGAAGTTCTTTCCATTAGCTTCAAGTTTTGTGATCATGTGCGATACCCTGTCAAGATTGACAGTAGGGCCTTCTGGATGTCCAAGTTCCCCAAACGCACGACCTTCAGCAACAAATTCTTTGTTATACCGAGCGACTTCTTTAGTAAGTACGCCCATTGGATAGACACGACCATTTCTGTTTTTCTGGTCAGCCTGCATAAAGATTCCACGAATCTTCATATCTTTACCACCACCGTCTTTATCTTCAGTGATGTATTCTACTTCTTGTATCTGTTCTGCAATAAGTTTCATGTTAGAACCCCGCCGAAACTATTGGGGTAATTTTAAAATCGGTTGCACCACGCATTCCGACCCCAATATCTGTATGGATAATAACACCAGAGTTTGCATTAATTCTTATTGAGCCTGTATCGCCATCATCTGCAGCGTTTCTAATTGTAACTGCCGCCTTTGAACCATTATTGAATACATAATGTGCAGTAGCGGTTTTACCCTTAGTTGCTCCAGTGGCCAGTGCTTCTTCTGCTCCGATTATTTTCATGTTACTCTTCCTATATTGATAATACTTCTGCCTCAAAATAGTCCAAAAGTTTCTTTGGCGGAACTTTAAACTTCTTTGAAACACTATTTATTGTTTTGTCAAAAGTATTTAGGAAATCTGAGGGTTTAGAATCCATTTCCTTAAAAATAGCGTCAACAGCTTCTTTCATCTTAGGAGATAACTTCTTATACTCCTTAGATGATTTGTGTTCATCTTTTTCTGGTAGTTCTTTTGCGAACTTTGAAAAAGGTTTACTCACTATCTTCTACCTCTGGTACATGGTGAGTTACAAATGTTTTTGCAACGTCCTGTCTTTTTGTTTCTAATGCGTCACCAACTTTGGCTGCAAGTGCATTATTGAAATGTGTCTCTGCTGAGAGATTATCTCCATCTCCAATAGCGCTAACAAAATCTTTTACTGTGTCCATCATTTATCTCCTTTTGAGGGGTCATTATGTGCAAACATACCATCGTCATCTCCACCCATTTCACCACCTTCTTCATCTTTAATTTGGTTTTCAACTTCTTCAATTTCTTCATCATTCATACGAAGAACTTGTTTGCGTACATATTCTTTAGAGAAGTATGTACCCACATAACTTTCAATTTGTCCGAGCATATCTAAACGGTTCTGTAGAATTTCTGCATTCTTCAACTCTGTAAAGTGTCCGTCTTGCATAAAGTCAAACTGGATATGTTCTTTCATCATATCCCATTCTTCCATTGCAATAACACCTTTGAGAACCAACTGTGTTTTTAGAATATCCATAAACAATACTGAAAACTTCTTACGAAGCTTCTGTACAAACTTTGTAAACTTCAGTTCGTCACGAGTAATGTTATCAGAACGTCCAATACTGAATGAGTTCTCTGCCTCAAGTCTTGAGATAGGAACATTTAATGAACGATATAATTTGTTTTGGAAGTACTTGATATCATCAATCTCACCAAGGTTTGAACCGCCCGGCAAAGTTGTAATCTCTGTACCTCTACCACCTTCTCTACGAGGTAGCCAAAAATCTTCCAACATAGACATATGATTTCTATCGTCACGAATTTCGCCAGTTCGTGCATCATACACCAACTTGTTCCGATAACGATTCATTACGTCTTTCAAGTATGCTTCTGCTTTGACTTTAGGCAAGTTACCAACGTCAATGTAGAAGATACGTCTTTCAGGCGCACGAGAGATACGATAGATAACCAACGCATCTTCAATCATACGCAACTGATTGACAGGTTTAATTGCTTTATTCAGATAAGAGAGGACTGTTCCTCTGTGCATATCTACAACACCTGAAGGACAATATGAAACAGAATCTTGTGTAATCTTTACACCACTGGTAGTTCCAGTATTTTGATCTAATCCCTTTTCATTGTAAAGGTAAAAATCTTCAATATCCTTTACCAAGTCCATACCTGTCTTTGGATCTTTTTCTTTTCTTTGTTCTCTAACCTTCTTAATCTTACGAGGGTCGATGTAACGTAATTCTTTAATACCCTTTCGTGGAGCCTTTGTATCAATTACCTTATGATAATAGATACGTCCATCCACATACCAGCGCCTAAAAATATCATGTCCTTTTGCATTGAAGTCCATCAAACGCAAAACTTCATCGAATTCTTCACGAATTTTTGATTTAATATTTTTGGAAAGGTCTAGTCTATCAAGGGAAAGTGAAACTGATTTATCTCTTTCATCTGAGACAATCGCTTCGTTTGCGATATCTTCAATTGCACTATCACACTCTGGTTGTTGTGCAATATCACGATATCTTCTAATTAAGTCAAGTTCATTTTTATCACGCCCATCCATGTCAAGCACAGATGCATAATGTCCACCGCCTGATACAATATCAAGTGTGCCATCATCAGAAGGGGGAGCGGTGAAACCATCACCACTCCCTTTGTCTGCTCGTGTGATTCTGAAACCAAAAAGTTCAGCCATACTATAGTTCTCCTAATTTTACCCAACTATTTAGTCGGTTTGTAAAACTAGATTATACGCCTGCATTAAATGACGTATAACGCCATGTAATATCAAAGGTTTCAATATCACTTACTGTGTCCATGCTCAGTTCAATCGGAGCAAGTGCCTGTGGCCAACAACTAGTTAGAGTGTACTGTTTTAGTACAGTATCATCTCTGTCAAGTTGTTGTACTACCATATCGGCAGTATAGTCAGTAACATTAGTAACACCAGTATTAGTATCAAGGTCGTTGATACCGTTCATCCATCTTTCCATACCGTTTCTGATTGCAAAATCGGTATCGTTAAGAATAGTAGTTGTCCATGTTTCAAATGTTCTGTCACCAGCGAGGAACAATTGGCGTCCTCTGAAGTTCACAGTAATCTCAGGGATTGTCTGGCCAGGCAAACTTGCTGCCTTAATAAAGAACGATGAAGTTCCCAATGGTAAACCAGTTGCAATTCCTGGCGGTGTATTCAGAATAACTCTGAATTGGTTTGCTCTTGCACCACCACCGATAAGTTGAGCTTTAAATTGATCAATTGTTGCCATTTTTTCTCTCCTTATCCTGCTATCTCTGAGAACTCAACGCCAGTTCTTACGGCGATGAAGTTCAGTGTGATGAAGTTAATAGAACGGGCTGGTTTGATGTAAATGTCACCAATAAACTCGTTTCTGTCAACAACCTCACCTGTGTTGTTTGTATCATCACAGATTACTTTAAAGTCTGTGATACCTCTACGTCCTTGCACATCTCTCAAGAATGGCTCAATTAAGTTCTTAAACTGTGCTCTTGTGAAGTCATCGTTGAACTCAAAGAGTTGGAACTTGGCTGCATTTGCAATTGCTTTCTCAAGAACAAGGAACAATCTACGAACATTGATTCTGTCAAATGCAGAAGGTCTTGAAAGCGCAGTCTTGTCACCAAAGAGGAATGTTCCCTGTCCTGCCTCAGAAATAACTGGGTTAATTCTAGCAGGGTAAAGAATGTCTCTCTGTGACTTGTTTGGGTTGAATGCAAGTTTCACTGCACCACGAATTTGACCTCTGTTGAGTCCGGCAGGTGAGAACCATGCGTCTGCAACTTGGTCAGTGTATGCGGCCAAACCGGCAACATCACCATTCAGTGGAACAAAACGATACACATCATTATATCTGTCGTACATATACTTGTATCCACTATCGAATACTGCATATGAAGAACTTGCAAGTCCATCAAAGAAACCTTTGACGTTTGCAGTTTGTGTGATTGATGATGGAATACTTACAACATCTGATCTAGTAGGTGAGATGAAACAGATACAATCTTTTCTTGCCTCTACAAGGTCAATGACGTTAGTTGCATGAGTTACACCATCTGCTCCTGATGCTCCAACTTCAGTTGAACCGGCCATTACTAGGTTAATGTCAACTGTTGCTGAGTCTGCAAAGAATTGATATGCAGTATCTAGTTCACCAACTGATGGAACACTACCTGAGTTAGTTGTTAATACACCGCCAGCCAGTACGTCTGTAATAACTCCACCTTTACCAGCAGTTGATGCAAATGTAGAATCGCCTGCGGCTCTTGTTGAAGAGGTATCTCCTGCCTCACTCAAAGATGCAGTGTGTGTACCCCATCTGATATAAAGTGATGCAGTATTGATAACATTCACATAATAGTTAGTGCCACCTTGTGCAGTTTTGGCATCTAATGCCTGTGATACGAAAGGATATACCTCTACCACAGAACCAGCTCTACCACCAGCAGTACCATACTTAGAACCAGTAATTTCTCCTGTTGTGTCATAAACAACAACATGGATTTCATCAGCAGTTAGGTTTTTGCCTGTTGCCCATGTGGATGAGCCTGGGGCAGCATCTACTTGGTCATAAAACTTCCAACGTCTACGAACATTAGTCGCAGCTGCAAGTGCAGTTTTAACTCCACCACCGTTAGGATTGTCTAGTTGTCTGATTGTTAGATTGTCAGTTGAAATAGCAGTAACCTCGTACTCTGTTCCATCTGCTTCTTGGAAGTGAACAATGTCACCTACATTAAATGCAGCTCCACCGGCACCAGCAGAACCACCACCATTGTCAACACCGACAGTAGTTGCACCAGCGGCAGTTGTTCCAGTTGTTACGCCAAGTGTACCAGCGTTTCCTGTGAAGTTTTGTTCAAATGCTGTTGCATTCGTACACATTGATACGCCGAGAGAGTTTCCTTCTATTCCGGCTTCTTTTGCAATCCACTCACCCACAGAGGCTTTACCACTGCCGGGCGCTGTAGCATTAAAGATGCTATCATCAT